CTAAAAGTCCCAAGATATTTCGATTGTTTCATTGGTAACAGAAACCTTACGTATCAATGATTTAGCTAGCATGGATTGCTTATCATAGTCTAATTCTGTGATATTGTTGCCATCTATTCTTGACCTGAATATATCAGACTTAGTGTGACCGTGTTTATTTTCTTCAGAAAATATCTTGGCTTCTATATTTTTTCTGGTTTGTTTTAATTCTTTAGTTCTATTTTTCAAATCATCTAATGTCATCAAATCGCTCATGTATAGATCACTTAGTTTTTTTAACCGTGACGAAATTTTTGCGAGTTCGCTTTCAAGATAGAGTGTATCAATAACAGGTTGGTCATTATCTAGTTTAATAATTTCTTGAATTTTTTGAGGGTTTGTTTGTAATTCAGATATTGAGTTAATGACATATGCTTCTATATTCTGCATCATATAGAATCCAGAATCACATTGTTTGTTATCATTGTACGTTGTCACAGGATGAGCTTTTCTAATAATTCTATTTGCGCATTGATATTTTAATAATCTAGTGCCATCTTTTCTCTTATTGCCTAATATTGAAACTAAAGGTGCACCACAATATCCACATTTTGCAATTCCAGAAAGAATATATTTTGATTGAAACGGACGAGAATTATTATTTTTCAGGTATGCTTGTTTTTGACGTATGTCCAATTCATATTGAACAGATTGAAATGTTTCACTAGTAAGTATAGGTTCATGATTACCTGGAAAAGTTTTGCCATCGTACTTGACCACACCAGTATATGTCGGGTTGTCTAAAGTTTGCCTGAGCGTACGATACGACCAGTTTCTATCTTTACCAATATGACCCTCTGAATTTAATTTATCCCGCAACTTAGTTATTGAAATTCCGGATAAATAATCATCAAATATCATTTTGACAACGCCAGCCGCTACTTCATCAATGATAAAATTTCCACTTTTTTTATCATAGGTGTAACCAAATGGTGTCATGTGCCAGCCCATTGCTTTTCCAGATTTTGCACGTCCAACTAGTCCCAATTTCATGCGTTCTCTGATTTGTTCGCGCTCTAATTGTGCAAAAACACTTAAAATTCCAATCATTGCTGTTCCAAAGGCTGTTGACGTGTCGAAATTTTCATTCAATGAGACAAAATCAATGTTATTAACTTTGAAAACATCTTCAATTAAGAACAGCGTGTCTTTTTGCGAGCGGCTTAATCTATCAAGCTTGTACACGAGTACAGTATCAAATAATTTACGCTTCGCATCGCTTATCATACGTTCCAAAGCTGGCCGTGTGGTATTGCTTCCTGAGAAACCACCGTCCTCGTATACATCATATACTTGCCATTCTTTGATGTCAGCAAATTTTTTTAATTTGTCAATTTGTTCGCCAATAGAGTAACCACTCTCAGCTTGCTCTAAAGTTGATACTCTAACGTAGATTGCTACTTTTTTGTTCATATTAAAAAGCCTCCTTAAAAAGGGGGCTGACATCTGTTATAATTAACTAGAACGCCCCGTGCGTTTAACTTTTAGTCTTAGCACACCTACTTTTAGCGGAGAGGGTGTGCTTTTTTATTTTAAAGACTTCATTGTCTGATATGTACACCCAAATGGGCATTGATTAATTGTTTAAATGTTGAATCGCATAATCTGCTTCTTCTGGAGTAAATTTTTCTCCAGAATCTGATGTTAACTGTTCTTTGATGGCATCTGTTGACATACTCATTTGTTTTTGATAAGTTTTAGCCTTTGTTAAAGCGTTCTTATTGTAATCTGCTTTAACATTATCAATTGCATATTGAGCTGCATCTACTGGAAATTTTTCTCCAGCATCCGATGTTAGCTGTTGATAAATAGCGGCTTTTGACATGCTCATCACACTTGCATAAGTATTAGCTTTGTTCAGTGCTGCAGTATATTCAGCAGATACTTTAGGTTTTGATTCTGTGCTTGAACTTTCTTTTGTTTGTTTATTTGTTTTAGATGAAGAAGCAGAATTTTCGGATGACTTAGTATCCTTGCTGCTACTTGAACCACCTATAATTATAAAAATTACAATAATCGCTAATATCCAAAACCAAACGCGTTTATAGAATGGTTTCTTTTGAACATAGGTGTTCCCGTTTTCATCTACAATCTTTTTTGCCATTATATTATCTCCCAAAACCTTTTAATGTGATTGTTTGGCACATATATTCATTCTACAATATTAAGCTCATTATAGGTGCGCAACACGTCATTTTCTAGCCATGATGGAACGCGATAGTAACTCATGAACGTAAGCGGACTACTTGGCATTTCGATCGACATCAGCATACGTATGGCATTTCGATGTGCTAATAATTCTTCACCACGTTTACCAAATTCGCTGAACTGATATACAGATTGATATTGCACTTCGCCGTATAAAATATGGCTTAATTCGTGCGCTAATCTGTAATTAAAACTAACGTTAATTTTAAAATTTGGGTTCATGATAACCGTGCTATCTAAAGGACTAGCAACATCAGGTGTTTCAGATTTCATATTGAGATGATACACAGAAACAAAATTCCGCTTTGCTAATCGCAATAATTCATCAGTTATTGTGTCTTTATATTCATCCATTAATTGTCCTCGTTACGTTTTTGAAATCTTCTAAACTTTAGTAATTCAATTATCGCTTGTTTGTCGTCTGCATCTATTTCTTTTCCATCAAATGAAAGTAGTATGTCAGAGTCATCTATATTAGTCAGCCTATTTTTAACAGTTGGTTCTTCTTCTGATTTATTAAGCAAATAATTAACTGTAACATTAAGAGTATCAGCAATAGCTTTTAATGCCGGTCCGCTTGGTTCAACACCTTGATTGTATCTGTAAATTGCATTTTCACTAAATCCCGAGGCAATTGCAACCTGTTTTAAATTCATTCCTCTTTTTTTAGCAGTATCTTTTATTCTTTCAAACGTAGTCATATCAACACCTTTTCTTTTTTGATGTAATTTATTTACACAAAAACACACAAAAGGCTTGCATATAATAACACTGTGTGTAATAATGAATACATCAAGTAATTGATTGAAAAAAACAAATACCTTGAAATCTAACTTGGCGGTCTGATTGGTTGGTAGATGATTATTTTTTCACTTATTTCGTATGCACTAATTTTACACTTTGTGTAAAAATAAGTCAAGAACTTGATTAATAATAACACAGAGGAGGTAATCTCATGTTGGCAAATGTACCAGCTGATGATACAAAAAAAATAAGGCAAGCTATACGTAACGCCTTAGATGATCGCGACATGACACAAGTAGAACTAGCCAATATCATGGGAGAAAGAGAGGACGAGACTAGCCGAGCTATTCGTGGAAATGATGGTGATAGGTACGATCGGATTCGTGAAACAATTTTAAGATTGTTCAACATCACACTAGAAAATTAGAGAGGAAGTAGCATGCAAGAAATTATTAAAATCAATCAAAACGAACAAGGTGAGGCACAAGTTAGCGCTCGTGAATTGTATGAAGCTTTAAATGTTTCAAAGAGTACGCGATTCTCCCGCTGGTTTGATACAAATTCAAAACAACTTATTGAAAATGAAGATTATAGGGGTGTGCTTATAAACACACCCCAAAATCAATACGGTGGGGTTCAACAACTTCAAGATTTTTCACTCACGGTTGATGCCGCTAAACAAATGGCGTTAATGTCTGGCACCGAAAAAGGTCGCGAAGTTCGCATGTATTTCATTCAAGTTGAAAAAGCATGGAACAGTCCAGATCAAATCATGGCTAGAGCATTGCAAATTAGCAAGGTTAAATTGGAGCACAAAGACCAACTCATTGCTGAAATGAAACCTAAAGCATTGTTTGCTGATGCAGTTAGCGCAAGTCAAACAAGTATCTTAGTTGGCGAGTTAGCAAAGCTACTCAAACAGAACAAGGTTGATATTGGCGCAAATAGATTGTTCGTGTGGTTGCGTGAAAACGGCTACTTAATCAGGCGCAATGGCACAGATTATAATATGCCGACACAAAAAAGTATGGAACTAGGCTTGTTTGAAATAAAGGAACATAACCACATCAATTCCAATGGTGTAAACGTCACGACTAAGACACCAAAAGTAACTGGTAAGGGTCAGCAATATTTCATCAGCAAGTTTTTGAAAGCAGCATAGGAGGAAACAAAATGAAAGTCACGCACGTATTAAAGGACGGTACACGAATGGATAGCATGAAGGGTTATTTAATTCCTTACCGTGATGACACTAAAAAAATTTATCGAGCTATTGCTAAGGCTGCGATGTCAACAAGGGACAAGGAGCAAAGCGCATGATAACAGCAGTAGTATGGATCGTCATCGTCATTGGTGGTATTGTCTGGTTCACGCATGACGAACGTAAGTTTGATGAGCGCGAAGCACAGCGTGATTACGACAAACTCATCTCAATGGGATATACGCCAGAAGAGGCAGCATGGCAAATTAATCATGCGGTAGAGGGGTAGGGATGGCAGACAGAAAAAAACGTTATTTCTGGTTGCAACTAAAAGAAGATTTCTTCGATGACGACACCATGGCATACATTGAAGATCAACCAAACGGAAAAGAGTACGCACTTATCTATTTGAAAATGTGCTTGAAATCTTTGAAACTTGATGGGTATTTGAAACGAGTTGTTGGCAATACAATCATTCCATATGATATTCCGACACTTGCTAAGCTAGTTAATTCAAACGTAGACACCGTCAGAGTTGCGATGAAAATGTTTGAACAAATTGGATTAATCAATATATTGGACGGCGGCGAAATATATATGAACCAAATTGAAGAAATGATAGGTTCAGAAACTGAAGCAGCCAAACAAAAGCGATTAGAACGGGCTAAAACAGAGAATGCGACATTGTCGCAAGACAGTCGCAAAAATGTCGCACAGAGTAAGAGTAAGAGTTTAGAGATAGAGAAAGAGCAACAGCCAGAGACAAACTACCAAAAATTGGTGGCAGTGTTTGAAAAAAATGGCTTCGGTACAATTTCCCCCATCGCTTCTCAAAAATTAAATGATGAGCTGATAGATTTTACTAAAGAAAATGGCAATGATGATGAGTCATTCAATGTTTTGAACAAAGCGTTTGAAATTGCAGTAATGAATGGTGCAAATAGTTTGAATTACGTCTTATCAATTACCAAACGTTGGTATCAGTCAAAGTTGTTTACGGTATCTGATATTGAAGCTAGTGAAACAAAGCGACACAACAAACCTAACGCAGAACAAAAACAAGATATTAGTAAACTCTCACGAGAGGAACAGCTAATAGCAGTAATGGGGAAAGATGGTGTGAGGTTTGATTAATGCAAAACGTATCAGATGTGGCTAAACAATGGATTAGAGATAAGGGTGGCGAATTACTTAGTCAAGATGAATTGCAAAAACGGTTGGTCGCAATAGATCAGCAAGCAGAACAAAAATCTGCTGAAGATTATCTGGCACTAAAACGCAAGGTTTACGAACGCGATAGTTTATGGCCGTCAGGTAAGAAGACGACATTTACATTTGAGCGTTGGCTTCCAGAACGACAGCCAAATAAAACGGCAGCAACTGAAATTAAAGCGCAAACACAAAACTTGTTCAAACGATTAAGACGTGAAGCATTCAATGTTTTCTTAAACGGATCCGCAGGTGTTGGTAAAACTGCCATGACATTAGCAATAGTTGATGCGTTTGAGAAGTATACGAATAAGACGACCATGTTTGTTAGCGCCGTGGCTTTACGTGAAGCGGTGATGTTTGATTTTTCAGATTTGCAAGCTAAAGCCAAATTAAAACGTGTTGAGAAATCAATGCTAGAAGTCGATGTCTTAGTGATTGATGATTTTGGTAGTGAAGTCGGTATGGCTGGTTCAGTTCGTCAAGCAACGGAACGTTTGCAACAGTTTTACATGAGAGTGGCTGATGCGCGCTATGAGGTTGACGAAAACGATAAAAGGACTAAGTGTACCATTATCACGTCAAACAACACACGGAGCGAATTAAGCACCATGTACAATGACAAGCTAATTAGTCGATTGGTAACTAAAAAACCGGCAAACATTTTATTATTTGTTGGTCTGGAAGATGTAAGGGAGTGATCAATGAGTAAATTCCAAGCAGTAAGAACGGAGAACGGTGTGATTGTCGAGCGTGACGTTAGGACGTATAGCACGTTCAGCTGGATAGATGCCAGAGTGAGGGCATTGAGTTCATTTCTCGGTGGCGATTGGGGATTTGAAGTTGTTGAAAAATAAAAAACGCCTAGCCATTGGAGTGGTTAGACGTGAGGTATAAATATTTTGAAATGTAATTTATACCTCAAGAATATCAGGAAATATGGAGGTAGTCAAATGGTACCAGATGAATTAGAGTTTTTCGATCCCAATAAACCAGATCGAAATTGGGAGCGCATGCAGTCGCGCATTGAGTATTTGGAATCAGAGCGCAGCAAGAAAATTGATGAAAGAGACTACGCTCAAGAACGTATTCACGAGATTGACGAAGAACTTAGCCAATTAAAATTGAGCATTAATTAGACAGGAGATTAGTATGGCAAACGAAGTAGCAACAATCAATTTAGAGGTTACAACATTAACACCAGCACATATTGAAGCGCCTAACTTAGATGATTTGGTAGCCAATACCGATAAAATGTTGGCAAAATACAAAGAGTTTCCAGTCGTTGAAGAAAATTATGAACAGGCCAAAGAGCAAAGGCAAGTTCTGAATAGCACGATCAAAGATATTGCTGATCAGCGCAAAAGTATTGAAAAAAAGATTATTGGTAACTGGGTGGAAATCAAACCCAAGATGATGGCTATTGAAAAAGCTGGTAAGACAGCATCTGATTTGATGAAACAACAGATGGTGCCAGTTGAGAATGAGCGCAAGGAATGCCGCCGTGTCGTAATAATGAACGATGTCACTGCAATAGCAAATGAGCAGGGCGTGGATTGGGCGCGTATTCAATTCAATGAAAAATGGCTTAATAAAACCTACAGCCGTAATGACATGATAAGTGAGATTGATGCGCAAATATTGCAAATTCATAAAGATGATGAGCTAAAAGCGTTACAAATTAACCAAATTGAAGTTGAAGCAAGTGGCTTGAAGATAGATGCCGACCCTTATATTTCAATGCTTGGCTTACGTGATCTAGTAGACATTAAGGCGCAGATGAAACGCGATATTGAAATCAAGGCAGCAAGGTTAGCGGAAGCTAAACGCGTTCAAGAAGCAACTGAAGCAGCAGCTAAAGAACGTGAAGCCAATGCAAAAGTAGTTGGTGACAAGCTAGTTGATGAAAATGGCGAAATAGTCGAGAAACAAACCGTTGAGAAAAGATATGATCGCACATTGAATATAATCAATGCTACGTTGCCTCAACTCAATGACTTGGCGCGATACATGAAAGAAAATGGAATCGAGTTTAGAGGTGTCAAATGAGCGTACTAAAATCATTCATTGATGTGAAAAAGCACGTTAAACAGCCATCTAAAGATGGGACTAATCCGCAGTTCAAAAGCGGATACGTGACATTAGACGGTGTTATTAAATCAATAGATGATGCCATTAATGAATCAAATGAGCCGTTTGCATGGTGGCAAGAAGTTAGTGACAATGTTGTCTACACCGCAATAACAGATGGCGAAGACACACTAAAAATACAAGGTTTCCCACTGTTGGCTGTTCAAAATAATAAGGCAGTAAATTTAGACGGCGCCACACCACAGGCGTTAGGATCTGGCTTAACTTACGCAAAAAGATATAGTCTAGCAATGGCATTTGGCATATCTAGTGATGTTGATGATGACGGTAATGGTGCGCAAGACCAGAAATATAAGCCAGTTAATAAGTCAGGGCAAGAAAAACCGAAAAATCCACTGCATTCAGAATTTGGTAAGTTGGCCAAGAAAATTGAGTCGAAAAACAATATCGACGAAAAGCAAGTTTACTCAATCATATCTAGTCAGTTTGGATTGCAAGTTAATGAATTCATGGATTTCGTCAAATTGAGCGACAACCAAAAACAAACAATTGTCACATTTATGCAAAATGCAGCGAAATAATACACGACCAAATCATCGTCGTTAAACTGATTAATCACAGTGGAAGAGGTTTGTCAGAATTTCCTGCGTCCGCACGACATGGCGTGACCATGCGACAGGGTGTGAAGCCCAATAAAAAAAGAGGATAAAAACATGCCCGAAAATAAAAATACAATACATTTCTCACTCGGTAGTTTAAATGATGGCGCTATTGAAAGCAAATTGATGGAAGAAGTTCAAAATGTTGCAAATAATATTTTTGATCCTAATACCGATCCAAAAGCAAAGAGAATTGTCACGTTGAAATTAACAATGAATTCTGCTGATGATTTAAAAACAATTCAACTAGTAGCTCAAGTAACCTCTAAAATGGCACCATCAGCAAAGACAGGCAGTACATTGCTTGGCGGTCTCAATGCTAATGGAGAAGTAGAGTTAAGCGAATTGAAGTCAGCAGCACCTGGTCAAATGATGGTTGACGTGGATACTGGAGAAATGTTGGTTGACACCGGATTGCCGGTTGCAGAGCAGGCAGTAGTAATTGATATGCAAACAGCCAAGGAGGCTAACTAAAATGACAGAATCAAAAGAATTAGAATTTGTAGCTAACCAAGCTATTCAAGCAGCGGGTGAAGCAATTCAAGAAGTAAACGATAGTACATTTCTTGTTTCATCTGACGGCGTAACAGAATTCCGCCCAAATAATAACGCTAAAATTCCAATATCAATAACTACATTGGGCGGAATAAATAAAGCAATAGAATCTCATATACTTGGAAGATCAGCTGTTTCGGTTAATGTTAATAGCCCAGAAGACGTTGTAATATACGGGAAAATTAATGAATTCGGAAATCGTGAAGTGTTGGCAGAAACGAAACTCAGATTTGAAAGTTTTGATTTTGATCATTCTCACAAACGCGAAGATATGATTGTTGCTTTACAAGCACTTTTTTCAAAAACACCAGATCGCGATATTTTATTAAAATTTATTTCAAATGTGAAAGATAGCAATGAGTCGTCATTCACAGATGACGGGACGACACAAATTGCTAAGGCATCAACCGGACCAGCAAGTTTGGCGAATGTCAAAGTCCCTAATCCAGTGATCTTAAAGCCGTTCCGGACATTCACAGAAGTCGATCAGCCAGAAAGCGCATTCGTATTTCGTATGAACAATATAGATAGTTTTTCATTACATGAAGCAGATGGCGGTTTTTGGAAACAAAGTGCAATCAATAATATTGGCGAACATCTTGAAACAATAATTGACGGAAAAGTTCCGGTAATTTACTAAAAAATTCAAAACACCGTAAACGGTCAAATGGGGTGTGAAGCCCACGAGGAGAAGTAATGAAAATCTTCCAAGCATACCCAACTAAAAAAGCAGGCAATGAAATCATATTTAGGTTTGAAAATGATGAGTCGGCAAATAAATTTATGGCAACTTATCAGTTGTTTAAACAAACATTGGTTGAAATACAAGTCAGAGACGACCGTGAGATTAGCGCGCAACAACGCAAGTTCATCTACGCCCTGTTCCGCGACATCTCGAACTGGTCAGGCGACATGCCGGAATATATCAAGCAATTATTCAAAATGTGGTTTGAGGAATGGAGAGACGTTGATGAGTTCTCATTGAGAGATGCTGAAAAGTCAGTAGCTGCTGAACTTATCACATTCATGTTGGACTTCGTGGCCGAACATGATGTGCCATTGAAATTTAAGCCACTAGATGCGCTTGAACCGGATGATATTAAACATTGGGAGTATATGTCGCTGATTAATGGCTTTGACGTGATTGACGGATCGAAACCAGTTGAGTTAGCTCATGGCGAACACGCGGTTGGCATGGGGCGTGACAGAGACGCTATTAGCAATGTTGGCAACACAGTATTTAGTTTAAGTCACGCGCATCACGTGGAGTTGCACCGCGTTGGCTTACCGGAATTTAAAAGCAAATATCACATTAATGGTGTGTTGGTCACATCTGAAATATTAAGAGAGTTAGAAAGCAGAGGACGAAGATTTGGGACGGTTAGAGAGTAAACGATATTATGAATTGTATGTCGACGGACAGTTTGAAACAAGTTACAAAGACAGGGTGACAGCTAACAGAACAGTCGCACAGCTGTTCAATAAAGGTCATGAAGTTAAGGTATTATCGTTTGAACGCGGTGCTAAACGCAAATTTGAAAATAAACCACAAAAAATAAATCTCACACATATTGTCAAGCATGAAGAATACGGCATATTATCAAAGATTTTGGTTAAAAAAGACGGTACAAAAGTTTACATGTGGCACCATCAAGGAGACGGCAGACGAGCCAAGCTATTCAGTGATAATTTAACAGCATTATCAGTCGCTAAACGTATCGGCGCAAAAATAAAACAGGTCTCATACGCTGATGTTAGTTTAAACGCAAATTAAGGGACTTAAAAACGAGTTGAATAGTTATCTAGTATAAATAGACGTTTAATGTTTAAAACGTCTTAGAAATGAAATGAGAGTGTTGTATGCTATTTAAATTTTTCATCGAACCACAACAGCAAGAACGACCCAGAGCAGTCAGATTTGGAAATGGCGTGAGAATGTACGATCCAAAAAAAACTAAATTGTACAAAGAGACGCTTGGACTGATAGCACGTTCGGAAGCTAAGAAGCGTGGTTATGAAATGCCGCAAGGCGCATTGTCAGTTAGTATGACATTTGTCAGGTCAATACCTAAGTCATTTACTGCTAAGCAGAGACAGATGGCGATTGATGGCGAACTATTGCCACGCAAGAAACCAGACTTGAGCAACTTTGTAAAAAGTACCGAAGACGCCCTAAATGGCATATTGTGGCAAGACGACAATGCAATCGTCCAAGGAATTAATAGCAAGATTTACGGCTTGCAACCCAGAGTGATTGTAGATGTGCAAGTGATTAACAATAATAAATTTTAGTCAGGAGGTTGAAACATGAACACAAGGCAGCAAGATATTGTCATCTCACGCAAGGAAGTGATTGAGTATTACGCGCATTCAAAATACAACTCACATATTGGTCGTGTTGTTGCGCAAGGCATGTTAGATCTTGATTACACTTACTCGCAGTTAGCTAAAATATCAGGGTTAAAAGACAGCACTAATGTCAGGTTGATTGTGAGAGGTCAGCAACCATTGTTTGGACAGAAACGTCAGAAGACACATTGGTTAGTATTCATGAAAGTGTAGGTTAGTTAAGTGGCAGATAGAATTGATAAACTATTGTCCGATTATTATTCAGGTCGGCTACAGAATAAGGTTAATGACAGAATAAAAGAAATCGAAACGTCGACTAATAATGATGAGAATATAGGTGGTGGTCGTGCACAAAACAAACATTCTAGACCTGTTGACGATATGATTATCAGAAAAGAGCAAGACGTTGTGCTTAATAAATGTCGTGCTGACCTAAATTATGCAACGAGATTGGTAAAAAGAATTGAAGATTCGTTCGATCCAGATATACGCAATGTCGTTAAATTTCATTTTGACAAACGATTAGGTCAAGACTGGTTAGCGATTGAATCATTAACTGGAATCGGCACACGCCAAGGTCAACGTTACGTTAACTGGTTCAAAAGAGAAGTTGGCAACGTATTCTGGTATGACAAGGGTAAGGAGCAAACTACAAATTTTATCAAGAAAGAGGCGACCATAGATGATTTAGCTGAAATAACGTCGCTCATCAAAAACAGACTTAAGACTGTGGATAACTAATGGTGCTAAAATGACGTCGCTTTTATGTCGCGAATTGGCCTAAAAACAGTGCAATAATGGTAGTATCAAAGAATTACGAAGAGTACATCTTGCAGGAACAAAGAGATGTTCATTGATAAATAGATAGGTTGGAATATCTATCACGGCAGGTGGCGGAATAGGTAGACGCTAATGGTTGTATAGAGAACGGTAAGACAAAATAGTTGGTGCAGAGTGGCAATGAAAAATGAAGGAACCAACCTACCAATAACATTAGATGAATTTCAGATACAGCTAGGGCGTTGAGCAGTGAATTTAAAGCAAAATTACGGTTGCCTAAATCTAATGGTCTCATGCAAGGTGCAAATCCTTGCCCTGTTAATTCATCTGAATAGATGATTGTGAACGCAAGTATATTTCAAGGTATGCAGTAGGTTCGAGTCCTGCCATTCACATTGCTAGCCAAGGAAGACAGTCTAGCAAGTCTGTATCTGTTAATGAGTGGAAACACTCGTACATATAAAGAACAACACGTAGTCATCACTTAGATGTGAACAGATATGCTCTGACGATTGCGATTTTATATTTCCAGGTATACAAAAAGCGGTTCGTTCATATAAAGTGCTTGCGCAGAGACTTAATGTTCAGTTCATAAGACATTGCATACTGGTCAGATGTCGATTTCTAACTGTTGGTGGTAAATTCAGTTAGATGTACATAGCGACTGTTTCCATTTTGGAAATAGTCGTATCACAACACCTTAACGGGTGTTTTTTTATTGGAGTGAATAATGAAAAAATATATCGATGACATTGTATGCACTATATTTTCAGTTACCTGTTTCGTATTAATATTGCCACTTATGCTTATTTTAAATATCACATATATTTTTATTGGTTCAATTTCGTATATATGTGATAAGTTTTTGGGAAGGAAATGTAGGTTTATGACATATAAGGAATTTAAATATTTCGTTGTAGATATGCTATAAAAATCAGTGGTCCAATTTGCGAATCTAAAACAGATACGCAGGTTGGACCTTTTGCATGGAGTAAATCATGAATGAAGTGAACAAGCAACGGAAACGTAATAGGCATATACGCGATGCAACAGATATCAATAGGCAACATGCAGACGAGATAAGGCGCGAAAGTGTGGCACGACATGCAAGAGCGCGTGTACAGATTAGAGCGGAAGTTGTGGATAACCGCAACATTGATTACAAGAGCCACATGATGTGGTTGAGGAGATGCTAATTAAATCTTAAATAATGTATCATTTCTCTAGTAGTATAATTACTTCTATTGGAGGTTGGAGATGATAGATAAAAAGATTTCAGTAAAACGCTTAGTAGGGCTGTTATTCATTACACTTATGATGTTTGTAATCATAACGTGTTTGCTGGATAAATACTTGTTAGGAAAGACACTTTTATTTTTTAAATTTGATTTATATATAGTTAGAATTATAGAGGTAGTGGGAACAATTATATTAACTCTGCCATTTACCTATAAATATATAAGTTCAATAACTATATTTGGAGCGAGTGTGCAATTGGCTTTAGAAAAAGTATCTGTTGAGTATAAAGAGTTTAAAAGTACAATGAGACCTTTAATTATTTTTGAATTAACAAAAATAGAAACAGAGGGTAGAATACACAGCGTTTCTATTGATTCACTTTTGGATTTCATTTCCAATACTGAAAAAATTGTTGAAAATATGTACGAGACAGATAAAACAATGAATGATGGATTGCTAAGAGCTAGACTAAAAGTGATTGAGTTAAGTGCAGAAAAAATATCTAAGTACATTGTGGAATCAAAACTCAGCGATTATTTTGTAAATCAAGATGAAAACATAAGTTTATTTGACTTAGTTAGAAAATATATTAAGTCTGGACTTAGCTTTTCAGTTCCTAAAAAAATAGGTGAAGTATCAGTTGACATCAACGGACTAAAAAAAGATCTATCCAATTACAATATTGATTGGAGTAATGATACAACGCTAATTCAAATGTTAAATGAAGTCGACAAATATTATCGTGAAAATAAGGATAAATTTATCATACCAAGCGCATAAGCGCTTTTTATTTTGCAATAAAACATTGAAAGGAGGTGGCATAGTGGGAACTAAAGTACACACATGCGCACATCAAGGTTGCCGTAAGTTGATACCATTCGCGGATAGATATTGCTCACAACATGTTGAGTTACATCCCCGAGAGACAAAGCAGTTTGACAAGACATACAATGTCAAGCGTAACCGCGATACTAAGATTAAGGAGCGCATTGCCTTCTACAACACAAAGCAGTGGAAGCAGTTACGTAAGCAAGTTATCGAACGTGACAATGGGTTAGATCAGTATGCGCTACGTGATGGCCTGATTGTTCCGGGTAAGTTAGTCGATCACATTGTACCAATAGAGTTTGCACCAGAACTTAAGGATGACATCAGCAATCTTGTCTTAACATCTATGGCTTCACATAAAGCTAAGACCGAGTGGGAACAAGAACACTATGGTACTGGAAAGAGCAACACGATTAATAAACAAGCTGTGCCTATTAAAGATATAAAATATATTCCAATTAAATTTAATGAATTAAAGACGATTTAAGACGTTTAATTGTGTTTGTGTGTATTTTATTAAAATACATTCAAATCGTCTCTGTGTGCCTCCTATGGGGGGCTATGCGGTTGAAAAAAGGAAAACGTAGTATAGCTGTGGCTTTCAATAAATGTGCCAGAAAATGAATTTGAAAAGTGACAGAAAATAACTTTTAATGAAAGGAGGTGATAAGGTGGCTGGAACAAATGCAAGTGGTAGAAAACCAAAATTAAGTAATGTTAATTCACCGCATAAAGATAGGTCTGAACGCGCTAAAAAATCTATTGAAAACAATAAAGATTTTCAAGCGATTAAATCACCACCTGCTCGTTTAACTTCGGAAGAAAAAACGCTTTACAAGCATATTGTGCAAGAGTTCAATGCTAAGGGTATTCTTAAAGATCTAGATAGTTCACTTTTGGAAGAATTCGTGGCACAGGTTTCTGTCAGTCGACAAGCCAGAGCTGTAATTAAAGAACACGGTGTTGTTATCTTTGAAGATGACAAGATGAAAAAGAATCCAGCAGTTGATGTATTAAATAACGCAGTCAAGAACATTAAGTCACTTGGATCGTCTTTTGGGATGGATCCAATTAGTCGAAGTTCAATATTATCTGATGTCGTTCCAGAAAATGATACTGGTGAAACAGATGATATCGTTTCTCAGATGGGTGGCTAATTTAATTCTTCAGATGTGTGCCAGATCAATGAGGTTTAAACCAAGCAACAATATATTACACTTTAAGGAGTTATGTGATGGATGAGGTGACGCAGTATACCCGTGATGTTGTTGACGGGAAAATAGTAGCCGGTGAGCTACTTATATTGCCTGCTAAACGACATATTGAAGATCTGAAACGCAAAGATTGGGACTATGAGTTTGACCCAAAATACGTTGATGGTCTTTTATTGTTTGCTCAATACGTTCCAGATCCCGATGCTGGCGTGCCATTGCCGTTAATGGATTGGGAGATTTTTATTCTAGGTTCATTGGTAGGTTGGCGCAACAAAAAAACAGGTGGCAAGCGTTATCGGAAAGCAATCGCAAGTATAGCACGTGGGCAAGGCAAGACATATATTGCCAGTGTGTTAGCTACTTACGATTTTTTTGTGCAGTCATATAAGAAAAACAACCAAGATATTATTGTTGCTTCCAATACGGTTGCACAATCTAAAAAACTATATGGCTATATCCGTGGCACGATTAACAAAATGCGCAATGGTGTTTTTAAAAATCTCGATAATGACATATCAGATACCTATGAAAGTATCACGATGAGGTCTAAAAATAACGTTATCCAACGTCTCTCGGCAGATGGCGGTAAGTTCGATAGTTATCACGCCACTACAGCCATATTCGATGAGGCCGGTGATCAAAAAAACCGTGAAGCGTTTGGGAAAATAACATCCGGACAGGTCAAAAATGAAGAAGCCTTGTTTTTAATGATCAGTACAGCATATCAAAACCCTAATGCACCTTTACGAGAGGACATTAGAAACGTTGCCAATGATATCAAAAGCGGGGCACATGAGCTAGATGACTTCTTTTTGGCTGTTTGGTCACAAGATAGCCCCGATGAAGTGTTTAAACCGGAGACTTGGGAGAAGTCAAACCCGCTGTTAGGTCTTAAAAGTCAACGAATGAAGCTATTAAATGGACTTGTATCAGAGCGAAATACACTCATGTCACAAGGTAAAATCAATGATTTTCTTGTCAAAAACATGAATATTTGGTTAAATGCGGAAGAAAACGCTGCATTTTCACTTGAAGATGTTCAAAACGCCGTTGTTCCAGACTTTGACATGCACAAGCGACAGGTTTATATCGGTTTTGATAACTCGATGACTAGCGATGATGCAGCATTGGCATTTGTATTCCCATACACTGATAAAAATGATAAACAGCACTTACATTTGTATCAACATTCGTTTATACCCTGGCATAAGGCGGGAAGTGTTGAAGCTAAAGAAAAACAAGATGGTATTAACTACCGTGATATGGAAGTGAAAGGATTTGCAAGTATTTCACAACATCAACGCGGCTTAATTGATAACGGTTTTGTCTATCAATGGTTAATGGACTTTGTTGAAGAATATGAGTTAGAAGTTTTGATCTTTGCTTATGATTCCGCCCATGGTTATGCGTTCATTCAAGCAGTTGAAGAGGCAACTACTTGGACGATGCTTCCAGTTAGACAAGGTACGCTGAGTTTGAACGAGCCAACCAAGTGGTTGCAGGACAGTTTTATAGAGGGTCGTGTGACAAGGCTTGACGATCCGATGATGGAGAAGTCTTTGATGAATGCAGTGATTACAAGCGACAACAACGGTATCAAAATTGACAAAAACAAGGCGACATTAAAGATTGATTTGGTTGATGCTTTGATCGATGCACTCAAACAGGGCATTTATCATTTTGAAGACTTTGTAACATCAGATCAGAGCGAGTTTGACAGAATGAATGATGATCAAATGAACGACTACTTCACGAATGGAGGTTTTGGATTTTGAAATATATTTCAGATATTAGTTCTGTTTTAGGAGCAGCAGCAATTACGTTGGCTGCTTTTTTATTACACATAATAGTTGGTTTTATTGTATTAGGCGTGTTCCTTTTGGCTATTAGTTGGTTCACGCGTGAAATTAAAGGAGGTGAGTAATGTTTTTTGAAAGAAGAAGTCAACCTATCAGGGGATCTGGGGGCACGCGTTCATCAACAAGTAGTCAAATGTTTTTTGGCGGTGGTTATCTCAATGCCAATCGTGCGCTACGCAACAGCGATGTATGGACGGCCGTCAATATTATTAGTTCAGACATTGCTCGCGTTAAATTTCACAGTGATAAAAAGTCACTTGACAAAATTTTGCAACGACCGAGTCGATTAGCTAATCGCTTTAACTTTTGGCAATCGATGGTTGCACAGATGTTGCTTGATGGAAATGCTTATGCGTTACGTCGAACTGACGATAGTGGTGAGTTTTTAGAGTTTGTGCAGCCGTCACATATTATTCAGTATTTGAGTGATGACGGGCAAACTGTTACTTATGATATTAATTTCGATGGTACGCGGGAGTCAGATTTAAAAAACGTTCCAGCTGATGATGTTGTGCACTTGAAATTGTTGTCAACAAACGGTGGTATGAGTGGTAAAAGCCCGCTCACTGCTTTGATGTCGGAAATAAAACTTCAAGAAGATAATAATGTGCTTGCCAATGCTATATTTAGAAAATCAGCTAAACCTAGTGAAATGTTGAAATTGACTACTGGTAACAAATTAAACAAAGAAGGTCGAGAAGCGATCCGAACATCTTTTGAAGAGGCGAATACTGGCGCGAATGCCGGTCGTATTATGGTGATGGATGGTACGTTCGAGTATTCGCAGTTAGAAGTTAAAAGCGACATGGCAAAATTGCTAACTGCAACTGATTGGACACGAGCACAAATCGCAAAGGCGTTCTTGTTGCCGTCTGATATGCTCGGAAGTGAGTCTGAACATTCTAATGCCGACCAGATACGTGCGATGTACAACAACACGATAGGGCGTTATTTGATGCCGGTTTTAGAAGAAATATCCATGAAGTTTGACAACGAGGTTATCGCTGATATTCGAGAAGCAACCGATTTAGATGGCGCGATGTTAGAAAAACGCACTACTGATCTTATCAAGGGGTATGCTATTAGTCCTGTATTGGGTCTTGAAATACTAAAACAAAGCCACAGTGATTTGGTCACACCTGATTTAATTGATGCGGTGGGACAAGAAAACGCTATTGGTAAAGTTGGAAGAGGAGTAAGTAATGCAGGAAACACGGAGCTATAAATTAACAAATATTGAGATTAGAGATGGCACAGACGGCCGTACTATTACTGGTTATCCGGTTGTGTTTGATAAACCGTCACAAAACTTAGGCGGGTTCATTGAATATGTCGACAAAACCGCGTTTAAGGACGTTTCGTTTGACAATGTATATTTACTCTATGGTCACGAATTTAATAATGTGTTGGCTCGTGTAGACGCAGGAACATTAACAATTAGCGTTGATGATACTGGCGTCTTTTTTAGTGCCACGCTGCCAAACACAACTCTTGCTAACGATGTGATTGAGAATATCCGTGTTGGCAATATTCAAGGCATGTCATTTGGCTTTACGGTTGCCGATGAACGTTGGCAAACAGATGTTGCAGTTGCTGTGCGTACAATTCTGAAAATTGATGAATTGTTTGAAATCACACTGACACCTATTCCGGCGTATCAGGACACGAAAGTTGCGATTTCACAACGTGATAGGGCACAACGTTCGTCAGAACTAGAACTTATTGAACTTAACGCCATTGTGCGTGAATTAGAAGGAGATTGAATATGACAATTCAAGAAGAATTGACCCAAAAGAAAACAAACTTACGAGCAAAGATTTCTGAAGCACGTCAAGCGGTTGCCGATAAGGCTGACAACGCTGATAATTTGATGCAAGAAGTGCGTGATTATGAATCAGACATCAAGAAGTTGAAGGAACTAGTTGATGCCATGCCTGATACTCTTGATGATAAAGACGACGATAAAGGTGATAGTGATAAGGCTAATGACGGCCAACCTAAATCGCCCGCTGACCCAGCAGACGATCAACAACGATCAAACGAAAAGAAAAAGGAGGCACGTTCAATGCCACAACCAGTAGGAGCAACACCAAAAAAGGAAATGCGCGACGTTTTGAACGGAATCATTCATTCAAAGGGTGAACGTCGTGATGATGCCACAACTGTGGGTATCACATCAACAGACGTAGGTGTACTCATCCCAGAAGAAATTATTTATAATCCTGAAATGGAGGTGAAAACCGTAACTGACTTGACAACACTGGTTACCAAAACTGTCGTCAAGTCAGCCTCTGGTAAATATCCTATTTTGAAGCGTGCTAACACTAAGATGCACACGGTTAAGGAATTAGAAGAATCACCAGAACTGTCAAAGCCACAATTCATTGACGTATCATGGGAGGTCGTTACACGACGTGGTCAAATTCCTATTTCACAAGAGTCAATTGATGATGCAGCAGTTGATTTGGTAGGTTTAGTTTCTCAACATGCACGTGAACTCAAGGTTAATACATCAAATGCTGATGTTTCAGCATCTTTGGCAACGTTTCAGAAGGCAACTGTGTCAGAGGCAACAATTGTCGATGATTTTAAGAAAGTATACAACGTGTTACTTGATGTTGCATACAACAAGACAATTGTATTGACAAAATCTCTGTATAACCTATTGGATACTTTGAAAGATGCAGAAGGACGTTACTTGTTACAAGATCAAATTGGATCGGCTTCTGGGAAGGCATTGTCTAATATTCCATTAGAAATAGTTGAAGACACAGCATTTGGAGACGTAGATGGTTCTAAACAAGCGTTTATCGGTGATTTGAAGCGAGCAATTTTGTATGCTGACCGTGTGGACTTGGAATTACAGTGGGTTCAATATCCAATTTATGGAAAAATATTGGAACCAGTAGTTCGTTATGACGTTAAAGTTGCCGATCCAAAAGCTGGTTACTTTGTGAATATCACACCAGGAGCTTAATAATTATGTATAAAATTCTTAAAAAATTTAGAGGCTATGCCGAAAATCGTGTATTTGAAATCGAGGAAGAATTTGATTTTTCAGACGAACGTGCTGTTGAAATTACAGACAAGTTAGGTGATGGTTTTCTTGAAAAGTTAAAGGAAGACATTGAATCCGAAAATGTTGAGTTGCTTCCAACTGAATCAAATACTGTTGCTGAAATCAAAACATATCTCACTGATAAGCAAATTGATTTTGATGATAAGGCAAAGAAAGCAGACTTGTTGCTATTAATCAAGTGAGGTAGTTATGTCAGGTAAGGATAAACTGTTTCAAAAGGCAAAAGTAGCCGTTCGTTCAACGTTTGATGACGAAGAACTTGATATGGAACTGAACGATTTGATTATCGCAGCACGTGATGATCTACGTGTTTTTGGTCTTGTAGAAAAGGCTAAATCATCAGAAACGGTTGATAGTAGTTTGATCACACAAGCCATTTTGTTATATGTTAAGGCAAATTGGGGTTATGACAACCCGGACGCGGCACGTTTTGGCACATTGTATCAACAACTAAAGGATAAATTGAGTGTCTCAACACAGTTCTTGCAAGGTGATGCGTATGAAATTTGATGCAGTTATTTTTCTTATCAAACAAGAAGAAGGGCAAGACGAATTAGGTAATTCAAAGCCAGCAAAAACACGACGAAAAGTTTATGCCAATCCTTTTTCGATTGGTCGCTCCGAATTTTACAATGCTTCACAACAAGGTTTAAAACCAGAACTAGCATTTCAAATAAATACTGCTGAATATAAAGGTGAACAGAAAGTCGAATTTCAAGGTCAGCAGTACGATGTTTATCGAGATAATTCAGTCGGTGATAGGACAACAATTTATTTGAAGGCGAGAATAGCAAATGGCAGAAATTAACCTTGCGCAAGAAATAGCTCATCATTTGAAAATGTACAGTTCCGAAGTTGAGCAAGATTTGCAGGCTGCTAAGAAAGAAGTTGGCGAAAAAGCAGTGCAACAACTTCGTAGTGCTGGAAACTTCGGAGATAGGACTGGTCGTTATCGAAAAGGATGGAAGTTAAAAAAGGTTGGTGATAATTATGTTATCCACAATGCAACTGACGCCTCACTTACGCACTTGCTAGAAAAAGGTCATGTATTGAGAAATGGCGGTCGGTCAAAGTCGTTTGTCCACATCAAACCAGCTGAAGAAATGGTCATTACAGAGTTTGAAACCTTGGTTAGAAAGAGATTGTCATGAAGTTAAATGATTTCTACAAACAATTGAAAGATAGCACAGGATTACCTTCAGCATATCATCACTTTGAAGTTGGGAAAGCACCATCATTGCCTTATACCGTTTATTACGTGACTGAGCGTGATGATATGGTTGCAGATGATCTGATTTATTTCAAAGTGCGTTCAATGTCAATTGAATTGTATACGGATTCTAAAGATGAGGATTTAGAATTACGTGTTGAAGGTTTTCTTAGTGGTTTAGGGATTATCCCAGTCATTAGTGAACAGTACATTACTGACGAAAAAATGTACGAAGTGATTTATGAATTTAATTTAGAAATGGAGAATTAGAATGGCAGAAAATAAAGTAACATTTGGACTTAAAAATGTCCGATATTCAGTTATTACAGATGACGGCATCAAGTTGACATACGGTACACCGGCAGCATTACCGGGAGCGACTGAATTATCTCTGGATGCAAGTGGTGATGCAATTGAGTTCTTCGCGGATGATGGGAAGTATTTCACCGCCGACAACAACCAGGGTTATACTGGAAAGCTAACCATCGCAAAATTGACCGAAGCGTTTGAAAAGGACGTACTGGGTATTAATGATAGTGATGGTGTGTCAACGGAAAATGCAAACGCAAAGATTAAACGCGTTGCGTTGATGTTTGAATTTGATGGGGACCAAAAAGCGACACGTCATGCACTATTTAATGTGTCATTATCGCGTCCGGGCGATGGTTCGAAGTCAAAAGAAGACAAGGTTGATGTCAATACGCAAGAATTGGAGTTCACTGCTGCACCGGATCCTTATTCAGGAAAAGTTAAGACTAAGACAAATTCAAAGACAACGCCAACCGTATATGATTCGTGGTATGACAAAGTTTATACTGGTATTCCTGCTGTGTAATTAAAGCGGGTTCGCCCGTGTACATAAAAAGAAAGAGGTTTAATAATGGAAAAGACAATTAACATCAGTGGTAATGAAGTACGTTTGATTTCAAGTGGTGCGACACCAATTATTTATAAAAACGCATTTGGTCGTGATTTTTTTAGTGACTTGGGTACATTTTTAAAACTAGCTGATACTTCTAGTAAGGCGAAAAAGGGGCAAGAAATGTCTGCGCTTTTGTCGCTTTTCTCTAACGGTGATATCACTATTATGTATAATTTCGTTTGGATATATGCTAAAAATGCAGATATGAATCTAAAGCCGCTAGAGGAATGGCTTACAGGTTTTGAAGAATTTCCAATGTTTGATTTTCTTGGAGATGTAATGGACTTGGTGATGCGTTCAGTGTCAACAAAAAAAGCTTGAAGACTAGTCAAAAAAGTGATGAGCCGTTTGATGATGAAAGTTATCTATACATTGCTAAAAAAGCTGGTCTTTCATTTGAAGAAATGCAGATGATGGATATGGGTCAGGTCATGGACTATATTACAGAATATGTTAATTCAGAAACAAAACAGTCAGAAGATAAGCCTAAAGCGAATAAGGCTAATCAGGCGATGTTTGATTCATTTTAAAAAATTAGCGCTTAACAGCGTTTTTTTTGTACATAAATTTAGGAGGTCACTATGGCAGGATCAAGAATTAAAGGCATCACAATTGAAATTAATGGTGATACAAAAGGGCTTGACAAAGCACTAGGAAATGTCAATCAATCAGCCTCTAAAACGCAACAAGAGTTGCGTGATGTCAACAAGTTGTTGAAACTAGATCCCGGTAACACAGAGTTAATCGCACAAAAACAAAAGCTACTTGGTCAAGCGATAGAGCAGACTGGCAACAAATTGAAAACGCTTAAAGCGGCGCAAGCACAAGTTGAGGCACAATTTAAATCAGGCGACATTGGCGAAGAGCAATATCGTGCATTTCAACGTGAGGTAGCCTCAACCGAAGCGACTTTAAAGGGATATAAATCACAACTATCAACTGCTCAAAGTAGTCAGCAAGAGTTAGGTCAATCAACGCAACGTTTACAAAATTATTTTAAAGCTACAGGAGCGTCAATAGATGATTTTAAAAGTTTATTGGGTACTAGGTTAGTAAGTGCAATTAAAAATGGTACTGCAAGCGCAGAAAGTATGGACAAAGCACTACAGATGATCGCGCGCGAAAGTGGTGTCGCAAGTTCTGATATGCGTCAATTGAATACAGTTTTAGATAGTGTGGACGATAGCAATATTAAGAAAGCTGCCAGTTCAATCAAGGACTTGGGGGTAAAGTCAGAAGACTCATCTGGGAAAATGTCCGTGTTTAAGGGTGCAGTCATGGCTGAAGGATTATCTAAAGTCAGTGAAAAAGCGGCCGAGGCAGGTGGTGCGGTCATTGAAACGGCTATGGAATTTAGTAATGCACAGTCTACTATGAGCAGCGCAATGGGACTAACATCGGGCGATGCAAAAAAAGCGACAGATATTGTCAAAGAAGTTTTTGGGACAGGAATGGTCGAGAGTGTCGGTGACGCAAATGAGGCTGTAAAAGATGTCATTAATAGTTTTGGCAATATTTCAGATATGGACGGAATGAAGAAGATTTCATTAGATTTGGTTGCTATTTCAAAACATGCCAATGTTGACGTTAAAGATGCCGCTAATGCTTCAAGTCAGGCCATGAAAGCAATGGGCCTTTCTGGTAGTGAAGCAACTGATTTAATCGCAAAAGGTTTACAGGACGGACTTGATAAAAACGATGATTTCTTAGACACGGTTAATGAATATGCGCCTACATTTCAGGACGCAGGCATCAGTGCAGGTGGTATGTTGTCTATTTTAAACGAAGGAATGGCAGCCGGTGCATTTAACACGGATAAGGTCGCGGATGCTGTCAAAGAATTTCAGTTAAGGCTAACGTCAGGACAACTTGACGAGCCATTGCAGAAGTTTAGTAAGGCCACGCAAGGCGTATTTGATGAGTTCAAAAATGGTAAGGCTACTAGTGCAGAAGTCATGGCATCAGTGGGTAAAGATCTATCAACAATGCCTGCTAACGAGGCAAAAGGAGCTGTTCAAGGTCTAGGAACACAATTCGAAGATTTGGGACAACAGGCATCATCAGCATTACTAAGCGTTGCCACACAGACAGAAGATACAACCGGCGCAACAAAAAAAATGAGTGAGCAGACGCCTGGTGAAAAATGGGTCAGTGCGTTAAATACTTTAAAAATGGCTTTTTCAGATGTTGTTATCCAAATGACTCCATTGCTCAATAAACTTTCAGATTTAGTAAAATGGTTTAATAATTTAAGTCCCACCGTAAAAACAGTAGTCGCTGTATTCGGTGCCATATTAGCGGTTATAGCTGCATTAGCGCCAGTGATAACGATGGTAGTTGGTATTATTGGGGCTTTGGGAGCAGGCGCACTGTTACCATTAATTGCTATCATCGGAATTATAATTGCCGGCATAATGGAAGTTATAGTGATTGTTAAAAATTGGGGTGCGATAGTTAAATGGTTACAAGGAGTGTGGTCTACTGTGGCCGAGTTTTTCTCCGGAATATGGGATAGCATTAGTCAAATATTTACAAACGTGATTAATACCATTACTACTTATGTTTCTTTAAAATTTAATGAAATAAAAACAATTATTTCAAATATTGTTACAGATATTGCTAATACAATTAGTACTGTGTGGAATGGTATTTTGTCCGTAGTATCAACTGTTTTCAATGCAATTAAAAGCGTTATAGAAACAATTTGGAACGGAATAAAGATATTTTTCACTGTAACATTCGCTATTCTACAAGCGCTTTTTATTTCCGCGTTTAACATTTTGTCAGTTCCGATTCGTCTTGCTTTTGAAGTGATTAAAGCAATCATCATAGTTGCAATGCAGGTTATTAAGGCATTTTTGGAACCTATTTTAAATTTCTTTTCGCAATTGTTTACAACAGTTTTCAACACCATAAAAAACTTTCTATCCGTTGTGTGGCAAGGAATTACAACGGTATTTACAGTTGCCTTACAATTCATATCAACATACATTCAAAATGTGATACAGGGTTGGGTCAACATCATAACGCCAATTATGAATGTGATTCAATCAGTGTTTGCAGTGGTTTGGAATGCGATTTCATCAACAGTTTCAGCTGTATTAAATGTGATTTTATCTATAATTAGTACTGTGTGGAACGGGATTGTATCTGTTACAACTTCTGTTTTTAATGTGGTAAGTAGTGTTGTGTCTGGCGTATGGAACGGTATTAAGTCAATCATTTCATCAGTTGTCAATGCTATCATGTCAACGATTTCTTCAATATGGAACAATGTAAAATCAATTACAGTTTCAGTATTTAATGCTATCAGTTCAACAGCCTCGTCTGTTTGGAACAGTATCAAGAATGTCATTTCAAACGTTGTGAACGGTATTAAAAATACGGTAAGTAGCGTATGGAATGGTATTAAGTCGCTAACGTCTAGCGTATGGAACGGTATTAAATCGGCAATGACCGGACCAATTGAAGCTGCAAGAGATGTTATTTCTGGCATAGTTGATCGGATTAAGAGTTTGTTTTCGTTCAAATTACATTTTCCAGAAATATCTATTCCGCATATTTCATTGCCTCATTTTTCATTGGAGGGGTCATTTAATCCATTGAAGGGTCAAATACCTCATGTGGGTATTAATTGGTACGCAAAAGGTGGTATTTTCAACAAACCAGCTATGTTTGCTGCACCGGGAGGATTTAATGGCGTAGGTGAAGCCGGTCCAGAAGCTGCATTACCATTGAATGCCAAGACGTTGGGCGGCATTGGTCGAGGTATTGCCGAAGCGACAGGTGGCTTAGGCGGAGATAATTTTACGATTAACATTTATCCGACAAATGATATGAGTTATGATGGCGTTCAAAACATGGCGCGCCAAATGGTTGAAGCGATTAAAGGTAACGTATTACTAAAAAAAGACATTGCGCAAACAGTTGGTAATACTTTAGGCAGAGGAGTGAACTGATCATGGTTAGAAAATTCGAACTAATAAACAGCAATGGTGAATCAGTAAGTCTTTTTTCTGAAAAGTTATTCGCCACTGCCCCCACTGGCCTTGGATTAAACTTTGACAATGTGTTTAGCGCATCAGATAATTATTTCATTCATACAAAATCAAAGGTTGCACAAGGCAATTTTCAAACGACAATTACGTTCTCTCAAATAAAAACAGCGACATATTCTGACTTTAGTGATTTTGCATCATTCTTATCACACCAGCCATTGACGTTAAAATATATTACACAAACAGGAACTTGGTATCGAGATAATTTACTTAAGTCAATCAGTAAAGGCGAGGCTTCAATGGCCGGTCTTTTGAGTGAATCTTTTGATATTGAATTTATAAACCCTTGGTACCGTCATAAGAGTGAAGAATCAAATGCTTACAATTCAGATTCTGATATGCAATTCTTTGGTAAGGGCTACTTAACTGCATATAAAAATGGATCAGCATACGTATATGCTGAACCAGAAATAAAAGGAGCGATATGATGAAAATACAAGCAAGTGATTTGACGATTTCACCAGAAAAAATTACATCATGGATCAGTCAATATGACATATTTTTGGCAAACTTCACGGGCGATGGCGATGGTCAAAACGTGATGATCAACAGCCAAGGGTTGACGGTTAACAGTTTTCATACTGAAACAGGACGAGGTGGGTATTTTTCAACAACGTCTGGTACTTCGGAAGGACAAACATTAACCTTACGTGGTAGTTTGTTGGCCTATAAAGCAACGCAGGACGAATCATGGCTAACGCGTTCTCTGCTTTTGGCAGATGCAATGTTAACTGTGTTATACCAAGGTCGATCCATACCAAATGAACCTGATGTGACTTGGGTTCCGCATTGGCTTTTTAATACAAAAAAAGATTTTAAGGCGCAAGAATATTTTACGAATTATAAAGCGCCATTCAAAAATGGTAAAGCAACATTAAAAATAAATGATCTATTCAAAGTATTTTCGGTGCGTGCCACTAATGCTACGTTAGTTTGGGATTCACCATTTTCTGTCATTAATGGCAAGGGCTACCAGATTGCTACTATTGAATACGTTGATGATAACACGGCAACAGTGACATTATCAGATAACACTGTCACAGCTGATCTATTGGTCGTGTATGGCACAAACACAGGACCAATAATTAAAAAAGGTGAAAATTATGATGCCTACCCAATTTGGCGAAAGTTACAAGAGGGTGAGACGGTGTGTGCGATTGATTCTTTAGCTTGGGTTCTTGACTGTTTTAAGTTACTGTATGATGCTACTAGTGATGAAAAATGGGCTAGAGCGTTGAACTCAACATCAGAGGCCTTGAGACATGCTTTTCACATTGATAATTCAATTGTATATATTACACCACCGCGACTAGGGTATGATATTTTTGAAAACGGAATATATCGCTATTCGACTCGTGAAAATATTGAGACATATACTCAAAATAAAAAAACAGGTTTCATCGATATTCATTATCCCGCAATCACAAAATTTGGTGATGGTCAAATAGGTAAGGGGTCGGTGAATGCTAATTTTGGTAGTGATGATTATATTCATGCAAAAATTGGTAGTGATCAAAAAATTGTCATGAATTTATCAATCGATGAAGAAAATGTTTATGATCCTGATAAACGCTGGGTAGTGCCAATACATCTTGATGGCAGCGGTAAAGTTCAGACTTTTGATTTAAAAAAGGAAGATTTCTTTAAATCAGCTAGTATTTTTTGGGGTCCAAATTATCGTGGTCATGCAGAGGGTACGATGATTCATGATGAAAAATCGAGTGTCACTTCTGAAACGATCGTTGACGGAAACACTGCAATACAACACGTTAAAATGGCTAAAGTCACAGGCGGTTGGGCACAATTCTTGTTCGGGCTAGGACAGACGCCTACTTTTCCTTTTGATTTGCGTTACAAAACTAATAATGATATTGATTTTGTCGTTCGAGATGTCAATGATAAACCTTGGCGTTTCAGGTTACCAAAAAGTAACCAATATAATCTCATCACATTAGAACAAAATTTGTTCACTTCTGATGATGGTTTGAATACGTTTCCAACTGGCCAATTTAGTAGTTTATTAGTTGACTCGGCAACAAGTTCATCAGAGATTGATATTGATTACATCGGCACGCTAGTGACTTTACCAGATAATACAAATTATTCAACGATAACGTTGTCCTATTCGGGTTTGGACGAGGTCAATGTATCGATCGAACTTATAGCACCTATGCCAACAATTCCGTTAGCCTATGTGCCATATGTCGCACCATTTGATTATCATCTTTTGGAGGGAAACGTCAATACGTGGCGAGGTCCGGCTTATTCTGGCTACCAAACGCCTTATGTTTGGCAAGAAATACCTGATTTTAATGATGAATTTGGAAATAATAACGAAGATGCTTTGAACACAAATGTTAGGTTTATGAGTGATGCGCAAGCGGCTTATAGAGCATCAACTGGGATCATAGGTGGTTTTGCACCAGTCTATTTTTGGAATAGATGGGACAGCATTCAGTATGAACATGAGCCTGATACATGGGGTTGGCTACCTGCACCAGATCCAAATGTTAATTGGGGTGGATTTCAGTACCGAGCGATTGATTCAGTGGCTCGTGTTGTCAGAAACAATCCAGATAGTTTACAAGCTATCAGTATTGCGGTCAATTTCTTTAAGTTTATTGATAACTATTGGGATGAAGAATTTAACATGCCAACCGTATTTGATGAAGGTGAAGCACCTAAAAATACATACGATGACACACATATGGCTTCATTGTTAATGAGGGCATTAATTAATGTGTATGTATCTGTTAGTTCAAAATCTGAATATGTGAATGAAACCAGTGTTATTTTAAAGCTAATTAACAAGACACTGAATTATTTAGATCATTTTCATATTGAAATTAGTGATGTGCCCTTTAGTCAAAATAAACTCGAGGGGACGTTTAGCACTGAACCTAGTAAGGGTCAATGGTATGGCTTTTGGGGAGCTGAAATAATTAGTGCCCTATCCGAACTCCTGCTTAATATTAGATCAGAACAAACGATCACGACACGTTATGTTTATTTTGAAAGTCGGATTAGTGGCAACAGTCGCGCGTTGACTCTTGTTAATAATTCTCAATATTTCAATACTCAAAAGGGATCACCATGTGTTATTACAATATCTGGTTTAAATAAATCAAATCCAGAATGGGATATTATTCAGAATGGTAAGATAATATCCAGCGCTAGATTTAATTTATCATTGGCTAGTAATCAACGGTTGGTCGTCAGTTCTTTACCGGAAGATCAGTATGCCAGAGTTTATAACGAAGATGGCACATACTCGGACGTATCACAGTTACAGGACTTTAATAAAGCTAACTTTACGAAAATACCAGAGGGCAATGTGACAGTGATTGCGCACATCGAACATACAGCTAAATTTAGTATGGAATTCAAGGAAGAGAGGTTACTTGTGTGAGTTTATCCTTACAAATGACAATCTTTGATCACGATAATTTGCAAATCAAAGGCACATTTCCAGTGTTGGTATATGATTTACAAATGGATGCCATCAGCAATATATCATCAACATTTGTTATTGTGAAACAAGATAAATTGGCAACAGGTGACTATGTTGCGATACGTCCAACAGATGAAACGGCAATATTATATTATGGCCAAACGACCACGTTAGATAGTAACGATGCAAGCGGCATTATGACACTAACAACTAATTATATTTGGAATGTATTTAATGGTGATGTGGTGATTAAGAGTTACTCTGGTGATAGTTATGAGTGGCATATTGCCTCTATGGTGACACAATATTTTGGTGCAAAGAAAATATTAAATAGTGTTTCTCATTCGACTGCAACGCAGTTCGAGATTAGCAATTCCGATGGTATCAGCGTTCAAAATTTTATCGATTACCTTATTAGAGGTTTCAAACTTCGAAATGTCGTCATTGACGTCAAGGGAATTGATCAAGGTATGTCGAACGGGATACCTTTTTATTATCCCAAAATTGACATACATCAGAACACCGAGACATGGAATTTTAAAAATGATGTATACACATTCACCGATTGGAGTGTTTCTGACAGTCGGATGTTACGTGGCTACGCCAATGAATTGTGGTTGGTTGATAAAGAGAGCACTAATATGGAAAAACCAACTGTTTTAGCAAAATATTGGCTAAAAAAAGATGGCAGTGTGGTTAAGAAATTAGATGATGATGTTTTACAACCAACGCAATTGAAAATGTATTTGTTTGATAAAAAAGCAACTGATAATCCAACTTATGATAGCATTGCCAGTACTAATTTGGCCGGTAATGGTTACAATCATAATATTCAGTTTTCTATGCCAGTCGATAACAACTTTTTACCCTTTGAAAAGTTGAAATTAGGCTTGCAATCGAACATTTATTATAACCAAAAAGTTTATAAATCTGTGTTAACTAGCTATTCAATAACAAGCGATAAGGAACTTGTGAGATTAACGTTTGGAAATTTAAGATTTGGGCGCAAAGATTTTATAGGCAGAGATTAAGAGAGGAATATATTATGACGATAACAATGTATCAGGCTGACCGCAACTACGTTACGCCAGCAAATGACGCTAGTTTATTCAGTGCGTTAGCTGGCGAAACAGATGGCGTGTTAGAACGTGGTGATGCGTTCAATTTATCAACCAATGGATTACAAATAACAGTCGGTACGGGTCAGGCGATTGTTAGAGGGCGATTGGTAGAGATTGTGACTGCAGAAAATATTACAGTACCCGCTAACACATCAGGAAAATTGGCGATTACAGTTGATTTGACAAAACAAAATTTAACCTCGGGCACAGTTTCTAATGCGAGCTATGCGGTTGACGTGCAGCAGGTCTATTTATCTGCTGTTATGGGGTCATTGGTTCAGGAAGATGTGAATAACGGTGGGTTTATTTATCAAATGCCGATTGCTAACTTTAATTCAACAGCTACTACGGTGACTGTAACCAAGACAATTCCCCGTTTAAGCGATATCGATCGTAAAGTATATACTACTAGTCCATCATTTCCGTCCAATTATAAGACGTATTCTGCAAACGGTTCTGATCCGGTGACTATTAACCGAATTGGTAATGTGGTAACCATGTCTGGTGCGGCAACTAATGTTTGGAAAGTACCGAGTGGTAAAAACGGCGTTGGCTATAACAGAGAGGTTATGTTTAGAATTCCGAATGGATTTCGACCGCTTCAAGATATCAGAATACTGCAACAAGGTTCGTATGATGGCATGTACCTCATGGAAGTACAGACAAATGGCGAGGTGTATTGCTCGAGATATCGCAGGCACAATGACGTCATCGATATACCGGTTGGTTCATGGTTAATCACAAGCGCAACTTACATTGCTAAAATAAATTGAGGGAATTATGGAACAGATACTACAATACTTATTTGCTAACCTAAATGGGGCTACCGAAACGGCAGTCCTATTTATTTTGGTCTTTTTTGATACATTCTTAGGATCGCTATGGCGTAAACGGAATGGGATTGCGCGCACAAGTGGTGGTGGATTAGGTGGATTAATCACATCAATACCGTTGGCACTAATGCCCATTGTGATTTGGGCTTTCACGATTCTAATTTCTTATGTGCCAACACATTTAGGCGGACGAGATTTCACGTTTCAGCCGTTCATTTTTGATGTCATTTCATTTGCTGTCACCCTTATTATTGGTAATTACATGTTGAAGTCGATTTATGCCAACATGCAACTAGCTGGCATGGATATTCCAAAATGGGCAGTTAAGTGGGTGGAAGATGAGTATCACGTTAAGTTACAGAAAATAGAAACGGAACCAAACGCAGTAGGTAAAGAAAGTGAGAAATAGTTATGGGATATAATGCAGATACAGCTTTACAGGTAGCTAAGTCATATTTAGGACGTGCAACTTATAGCATGGAATGGAACGAACGTGATGGTCAAGATATTGGCGGTACACTGGGGTTTGATTGCTCTGGTTTTGTTTACCACGTGTTGGAACATGCCGGCGCATGGAACGCTAACTATTTGCAACGTGCGCACTATACCGGTACTTTGAAAGCTGATTTAGAAGCAGCAGGATTTGTTGAAGTTGATGGCGACCATATTTCTGCAGGAGATGTATTCATATGGGGAGACAATTACGGATCAGGTACAGGTGGTGTAAGTCATACTGGACTATTCGTTGATAATGGTGTGAACATCATTGATAGTTCATGGTATACAGCTGGCGCAGTAAATGGTGCAATTAATATTCATGGCCATGATGCCTATTGGTTACTTGACAATCAACCAGAATATCATTTCTTCCACTATGCAGGTGGTAGTTCACAAGTTGCACCAAGTAAGTCATCAAACGTTAATTCAAGTGCACCGGATCAGGATTTGGAAAAAGGGTCAAAGGTTAAAATACCAGGAACATTCTTGCTTGATGATTTAGTACAATATCAAGGTAATTGGTATGCAGTAAATAACGGATTGTCTGTATTGCCAGTTGATTACAACAACTATATTCCAGTTGGCCCATTGACTGAAACAGACAAGAATAGTATCGCAACTAAAGATCAAGACTTCTCAAATGCAGGTACATCGTACTTCACATTTGCTGGTCAAGTGTTCACGGTTAGTGACGTAGATGCGGATACGGATAGTGTTGAAGTGCAAATAGGTGGCGAACCAGTATGGCTAAAGGCTGGTCCAATGACCGAAGTACAAAACGGATAATTAAATAAACTTAAAAAGCCCAACTGGATTAATTTCTGGTTGGGCTTTTTTGTTGTTAAAATGAATATATAAGCGATGGCAGTCATAGTGTTAACTGTAGCGTTATCACAATACCAAAGACAATTCATGATACCGATATTTGAGAGGGTTTCTCTAATTATTTAGAGTCTTAAAAGTGAATAACGCCAGCTACGGTGTTATCTATGTTTATTGTTCTTTCGTGGTATGCTAATCCTTCGAAATTACCCTCGATAATATTAATAGTACCATTATTATTAACACCTGCGACGTACGCAACATGACCGTAAGGGGCAATGTAGTAGGGAGGTATTCCTTTAAAGGATATTACTGAACCAGGTGTGGCGTTAAAATCAACGGTTAAACCTCTAGACCTAGCATTTCCTGCCCAATAGGCACCATCTCCTAATGATTGAAATTCAGATGTTGGAACGCCTTGAGCAGCCAAAATTCCTGCTACAAATGAAGTGCAATTATGAGAAGAGTAGCTCCAACCGCCATTATTAAATCCGTTAATGCCTGCTTGCTTAGCATTTGAAGGTACTACACTAACATTTGAAATACCATTCTGATTTATATATCCAAGCCAAGTTGATCCATTATAAATTGATACGAGTGTCGAACCATTATCAAAAGTATATGCATAACCTGCATATAATGTTTGGTTTGAAAAATTTGTGGAACTGTTACGAGCAGACGAATAAGCTAAATCCCCCCACAGAGTATAGTTTCCGTTATTTATTGTGATGTTTTTATTCAAGTTAGTTGAGTTTGTAATCGTTTTTACGCCAGTTAAATTAATATAACCAAGCCACTGACCATTCTTATACAATGACAAGTAACTATTACCGTTGGCATAATAAATAATTGTTGCATTTACGATAGCTCCATAGTAAGGTGCAGAAGTGCCACGTTTACTGGTAAAAGATAGGTCATTCCATAAGGTATAGTTTGGGCTAGTTAGGACAACATCTTTTTTATACCAAGCGGACGTTGCATCTGCACTGACTGATTGAATACTTATTGGGCTATTGGTATTATCGGAAACAAGGCTAAATCCGATAATAATTGAAAAGCTCAACAAAAAACACGAAATTGCTCTCTTTATATGCATTATTTTTCTCCTATTAAAAATGATATATTTTTATTATAATACTTTTACAATATTTTATGTAATGCAAAAATAAATTTGATTAGAAAAGCCCAACCAGAATTTTAATCTGGTTGGGCTTTTTTATTTGATTTTATTTCTACGTAAAAGTATACTTTATTAAGTAATCAAAAAGCGGAGAGTTAGTACAGTGGAATTTGTTGGACATCATGTGACCCCTGAAATCAATGTAAAATCAATTTTAAATGAATTTCGGAATGGTCAGACTCCAATAAAAACAGGGGTTGGCTATTTAAATAACCAAATATATCTTGCTCAACTTTCGAAAACAAAAGCAAAACGTCCGGGTAGTTTAGGATACGGTATATATACTTTTGTAGATGGAATTCTTGATCCAACTGAACTTTGTAAAAGTTTTTCAAATAGGCTGATGAAACATATACGCGTGAAGGAAGTATTTTTCTACATAGAAATAGAACAAGAAAACCTTATTGACTTAACTAATTCGCAAAGCGAACAGTATCAACTGTTTGTTAATTTTTGTCGGGCTATTAATAAAAAAATTACACAAACAAACCACACGTTTGACAAGAGCGGGGAAAATCAGTTTGTCTGGGAAGGTATAGCAATGGAATTGTTTATTCAGTATATGGAGAAGCATCATTCCGTTGTTACCTATGGAGTTTTGAGAGACACATTCACACCATGTGATGTTGATGACGTGCCTGCGTCAGAACGCATAACCAGCAATGGGAACGAATTTTTAATTAGAAATTGGAAAATAGTGCGTGATATTAAGCATAATGTGTTAAAATAGATTAAGGAGGAGTTTATCATGGTATTTCCTAATGAAGTTATCACTGTCGAAGAATTCGAAAGAAACATTGATGCTGATATGATTTTGGAGACTTTTGGCGCTTTTGGTTTAGTAAACCCAATGTCAGCGGGCGAAAAAATTGGAAAAAGGGCCGATAGTTTTCATCTTAAAGAATCGCATCAGATGGTTGGGGTACAGAACTCTTTTTCATATCAAAGATATTTAGAAAAATTAACAAACAAAATCAATAATCATCGAACTAACTATAAGTCTTATGAAAATATTGAAGAGCCTTCTATGGCAGAAGGTTCTTTTTTATTGTATACTTATATGTTGTAAACATCTTTTAAATGATTATTTTTGAAAGGATAAACAATGACGAAGGAAAATGAACAACCAGTTATTTATTTTCAAGCTTATAAAATTGAAAAGTTTAGCTACATAAAGAAGGATAACAGTAAAAATACAGATTCTGACGAAAAAAAAGAAGAACCGTTTCGTATTTCAGTAAGCCCAGGATATGATGAAACTAATAGCCGAGCAGTTATCGAGGTACACGTAATTTTTAATAATGATGATATTTCTGTAGATATTGCGGTCAATGGGTATTTTGATTTAGTAGACGGAAAAACGGAAAATTTTGAGAAATATCTTGTTATAAACGGCACAGCTATTTTATTTCCATATATAAGGAGCATGGTTTCTATGCTTACTAGTCTTGATAATGAGCACGCGATTTTATTACCAACCATTAATACAAAAAATCTATGGAACAATAAAGACAAATAATAACGTCATTTTACTATTAGTTATTGAAATATCTATACGAAATAGCAATAAATTTTTTATTTAAAAATAAAAATTAGCTTCTTCCTAATGGCATAGAATATCTATTATGAACTAAGATGACACGAAAACTGAATACCTTATAATGTCCAACTACAGTAATCAGGTTGGCCTTTTTTATTGTAACGAATCACACCATTTATCCAATGCAGCTTGCTGTTCTTCACTTAACTCACCAATAGGTTCACCATACTTCTGGTGCGCATCAAGTAAGTAGATATCTATTCCAGTCTTCTTGTTAATTGTAAGCGGTGGCATGATTCTTAAAATGATGCGTATAGTTTGTTCTCTGTTCAT